TCCCATGACAGTGGAAAAGGAGCTACGTCAACTGCATGACCTGTGAGGTGACGTGAGTTCATCGTCTGTGAACTACCTCTAGCTACCAACTCACGTTGACGTTGGATGTTGCGGATACCTTCGATGACACTGAAGTCTTGCTCAGTGATCTCAATAGCGCGTTTGACTACAGCTACCAGATCTGGGTGTACACCAGATAGCTTCTGAATACTTCTTAGGCCGAGTGTGTAACCCATAATAAATACCTCTTTCTGTACTACTTGTTTCTTAGGCTTGCTCGTAGATCACGCACATCTTCTCGTGTCTCCCTTATCAACTGCCTATCTTCTTCTCTAGACTTGTCCCTAAATTGTATCTCACGTTGAAGCATTTCGATCTGCTTCTGGTTTGTGAATACTCTACGGACTATCCAGATGACAAATGAGATTAGGGCAGCAGCAATACCTGTTGTTAGTGCACCTGAGAATTGCTCAATACGTTCTGCTACACTCACGCACCTACCCACCCGAACATAGCATCTAGTTGTGCAGTTGTGAGACCTAACCAAGACCCTAACGACAGGATAAAGGGATGGTTACGCTGTACCGTAACAGCAGCTTTCCATTCCATCTGTACCTCAAAGGCCTGATCAGCATCTAGGTAGCTAAGGAAGTTAAGCATAGGCTCAGGCCATACACCATCGATTGTTGCTAGGGCTTGGTCTTTGGTGAGGATGTTGAGTCTTACTAGAGATGTACAGAAGTCTAGCCGGGATAGGAAAGCGTTAGCGCGCCATGCGATTAAGGGGTCAGGAATAGCCTCCTGCTTATCATTAAACTCTTTCACCTCACTATCCAAAAGATTAACTAAAACTCCGTTTACATACTTTTGCATTATTTTATCCCTCTGAAAACAACGGTTCCACTAGCTATATTGCCTGCCGAAAAGAAAATCCTTACACCGTCAACGTCAGCTTGGGACTGCCTAACCCCTCCGCTTGAATAATTTCCCAACTCTCCCACATTAGTAATGTAGGCTAATTGTGAGGTGCATATAGTTTTTTTCACCAAGTCAGCCCCGCTTATTCGGATCAAACCTGAAGCTCCGTTCTCCCCAGAGGCGTTTCCCAATGCACCGGTAAATTCCATTTGCGCACTAGATGTTGATGACAACCCGCCATTAGACGCGTATTTATAGTCAGAACCTCCACTATCGTATGTTGAACCGCCGTTGCTGCTTGTACGCAGCTGGACCGTTGCCCCATCGTTAGCGGGAGTTATATTTATCAACTCAATTTCGTAAGATGTGTAATCCGCTGGAACAAAGCCCGTGAGGTCGATAGAGGAGACTGCTGTGGAGACCACTGTTTCGCTAATGACTGTGACACCAGCACCGCCACCCGCAAGAGCAGTAATACCCGCAGCTAGTTTAGCTGGTGAGATCACAGCTTCATCAGTAGCAGTACCAGTCTCCCATACAGATGTTAATAAAGTGTTCACTTCCGCTGAAAAGGTATTAGTGCCCTGATCAAGAGTACCAAGTTTAATCCAAGCATCATCAGCCTCAGACCTCATATAAAGAAAGTTTGCCGCTGTATCATACCACAGCATATTGGCATAAGTTGTGGCTGGTGCAGTAGCTCCAGAAGACGTACTAGCCAAGGCTTGTAAGGCTAGGTTAATGTCAGCCCTAACATTAGCAGCGGTGTCATTGGCAATAACAAAATCATTTTGTGACATGGTGTCCCTTATTAGTTGTGTTGCACTATGGCAGCAAGTTCGAGTACAGAAGGTGAGATACCAGAGGTACCTGACTCCAAGTTTATCTTAAATCTAAAAGCCCTTGCGGATATATCTGATACCCTAAGAGGCAGATAGTTAGACCATGTAGGTGATCCTGCTGGATCATCATTAGTCGTAGAGACGAAAGCCGTTACATTGGTATCTGCAAAGTTCGCAGTTTCTGTTAGGTCATCAAAAAGACCGGGCAGGACATCAAAAAGACCTGCTAGTGAATCTATGTTACCACCAAGGCTGTTGAATCTTGCTGTGTAGGAGTCAACATAAACTCTAGACCTCTTGACTGAACCTACGTCTATGTAGCTAGAGAAGTCGTATGAAGCAGACGTGCCTACAAAGGAAAAGCCTAAGTCATCCCAGTTACCTGCCAAGCTGTCGATGTCACCCGCTAAGGTGTCAAATAGAAGCAACTCAGCTATTTTAAGAGTATCATCTACGACTTCACAGTTAGTCTTTGATCCAGTAAAAGTTGGATTTTCCGTCTGTGTTAAGGTTGTAACAAAGTTCTCTAAGTCTGCTACCCTAACAACAACTTGCCCTGTGTTATTAGATTCAATCCCAGACTTGTCTACAGCTTTAATTAGGAAGGTCCCAGCCCTTGCTGGTACTGTAGTAGACGTAGCTGGTCGAGGAACCTTATTAGAGTAATCTACTGAACTAGACCAAGAAGCTGTAACTATGTTAGGTGTATACCTGATCCGGTAGTAGGAGAGATCTAGGTCGGTTACAGCAGTCCAACTAAGGTTAATAACTGCACCGTTGACCTCAGATGATAAGTTTAAGACATCTTGTGGAGGCTGTGCTAAACCTTCTGCGGACACACCAACCAAGTTCTCAAATACACCTTTAACGCCAAAGGTATTGACCGCCCTAGCCCTAAAGTCATATAAGCCATCATCTAGGTAAGCTACATCGAATACCCCTAAGCTACCTGTGCCAACAGTAGTAAACTCAGTATCCTCTGCCTTCTTAAACTCAACTTCTACCCTATCAATTCTATTAGGTGAACCTGATGTAACTGTTAGCGTAACAATGTTCTTTAAGCTTTCTTTGAGGATCTGTAGGCGCACACTTGCACTTAAGCCTACAGAAGGAACCTCAAAGGGTGACAAGAGTGTTGTGTTGTCTCTCTCGTATACCACTCCATCACTAACATCATCGAACACACTTGCAGCAGTCTCACGTAAGCTTAACTGTGTTTGTAGGTCGTAGGTTTCAGCAAGACCGAAAGTCCAAGATACTACTTCAAACTCTTTATTAGTCCAACCAAACCTAGCGTTAGTTAAGGTGATGATGTCACCAGTCTGCACCTGCAAAGCCCTCATACCGAAGGATGCACCTACAGTGATCTGTTGCCTATTGCGCTCAAGTGCGATACGTGCTATACGTCTAGCTGTTACAGCATCAGAAGTAAACGGTAGGTCAATATCGATTACAGACTCTTCACCATTATCTGCAGATACGAAAGCTGAGTTAGTAACTTCTGGGTAGTCTGTAACCTGCCAGTTTGTTTCTTCACCACGAAAAGTACCCTTGACGATATTGAAGTTATCCCGTCTGGATACTCGTGTACTAACCGTTATGCTCGACCTAATGTCATCCTCATCAAAGGCTACTGTAGGTGCTACATAGTATGCAGGCTTCATGCGCCACTTACCTTGGCCGTACCAGAGTAATCCACCCATAGAGGTTAGGAGATCCCCCAGCAAGTCATAAGGTGTCAGTGCAGTAGTGAAGGCACCGTTAGTCGTAAACCTAGTAGCACCTGTAAGAGTTGGGTAGTTAAAGAACTGACAGACATTAGCGGCAGTGGAAATTAGGGTGTCATCTAAGTTAGCTGCATCCTCACCTAAGCCATACCCATTACTCACTAGGTAATCTCTCATGCACAATGCAGGGTTATCACTCCAAGCTGTAGTGGAGTTACGAGGGTCAAAAACCTTCTTACCTTTGATAACCGTTGTGATGGTAGGTACACCATTAGGAAAGGCGTCTGCATCAGAAGCTAGTCGTATGTACAAGTAAGCGATACCACGGAGTCTGTGGTTGCTAGTCCACTCAGGAACATCAGCTACAAGATCAGGATCTGCTACTTGGTTAGCCGTACCTAATAGCCGCTTAATACGAACCTTACCGTTATACCTGCTAGGGGAAGTAATATTGCCGCTACCATCAAGTGTTAGAAGTTCATCATTGATGTAGATCTCGTGGAAGGACTCAATCTCGTGGCCCGCATAAGCAATAACCCTATGTAGGAATTTGTTGTTAGTGCCAGTTGTACTATCGAATACAATAGCGCCACCGACCTTCATTGTACCGTAGATTATCTGGTGGTCTAGGGCTGATCCGCGTGTGTTAACTTGGTAGCCACGGTTAGAACCTGCAGTCTTAGGCTTAGGTGACAAAGCGTTTAACGCAAGACCTAAAGCTGTGTTAGCTAAGAAGGTAGTAAGCAAAGCTGACATACCAAAAGCGCCTGCAAGCAGTGTACCACCAGCGGCTGCAAAACCTGTGGAAGCTAAAGCGCCTACTACTGCTATTGCCATGTCAGCCCCCTATATATTTAGAATAGACCCTCTCGACATTAGTAAAGCCTAAGAACTTCATTAGGCTGTCGAAGGGATGTTGCACTTTAGTATTTATCGCTAGTACAGAAACACCATCTTGCTTTAGGTACTTCATTGCAAACTTAATTAGTTTAACACCTGTGAAACCTTTACGGTGACTTGGTGATAGGTAGATTACATCATTGGCTGCAAACAAGTGATCCTTGTAGTGTAGGTTAGTCCCTACGATAACCGCAAAGTATCCGACAATGTCTAAGCCTTCTCTAGCTGTGAATATACGTAGATGCCCTAGACCCTCAAGCTCGTGGTAACGATCCCAATCAGGGTTAAGCTTAATTACATCTTGGTTTACAGCTACCTCGTGCCAGTGTTCTACAAGCAACGGCTTAATGTCAGCTTCTACTGTGGATAAGAACTCCTGCTGAAACTTAACTGCCACTGCTTCTACCCCAGACAATATCTTTATCCTGTAGGCTCTCTACAAAGTCTAAGCCAAGGTCTTGTGGGTATATAGACTTTTGGTAGCTACTTGTAAATCTAGCTACTCTCGCTCTTTCTAGGTCGATCAGCTTATTCTCTACTTGTAACTCAATCGTGCTAGTCTCTGGACCCTCAGAGATATTCATCTGATCCATGTAACCTGAGAACACGCTAGTCAGGCTTACGGTGCCAAGGGTCTGATCTTTGGTGCCAAAGTAAATGTTACACACACGGCCTTGGTATGGCGAGGTGAGGGCTAGTGAGATAACCTCAGAAGGTACACTGCTCAGGGTTAGCGTAGCGCCTCTAACAGCTATCTCTGAGGTTTCTTCTATGGAGGATATAGCTAGTAGCGTACCTGTGCCTATGTAGTCTTGACCTTCGTAAGTCAGTGTACCTGCACCAGTCCATAACCTTAGAGGTCCACTGTCGAAGTTAAGCTCAATAGCAAAGAACGGGTATACTGCATCATCAGACAGATTGCCTAATAGTTGTGATGGAATATCTCTTGACATTGTTTAACCTTACGTTATTGCTTCCTCAGCTTCAAATGAGATCCCATAAGAACTAGAGTTGTTGATAGACCAAGAGGATACATTCTCCTTTAGCCTGAATACACCTTTAGCTGCATTAAAGACTACTGTACTAGAACTATAGTCAGTGCGGAGGGCAGGCCATATCTCAAGACTACCATCACCTGTTTGATCCTCTACAACTTGATGTAGTTTAGCAGTTGCTCCAGACCCTAATTGGATGTAGTCACCAGACTTAAGTGTACCTGTCATAACGACTGTTACAGTCTCATCCCCAACTGATCCTGAGAGGGCACAAGAGGATACATCACCAAGAGGTGTGGCATAGTCTGGATTACCTAGTAGGAAGGTTCCTACAGGCCCCTTTAGTGACACCAAGAAGCCTTTCCAAGGTGCAGCTAAGTCCCTACGGACTGGCGGAAGGCTGACTGAAGCCTCCCACCTCTGTCCTGTGTGAGCTACGATCTGTTGCTTGTAGCTAAAGACTGATCGACTTGTTGCTACAGCATTAACAGCCCGCATCTCAATAGAGCCAATACCTATGGTAGTCGGTAGAGAGAGTGGATAAGTAATAGCCATTTAGTTTCCTACTCTACCCGAAGGTACTTTTCATTGCACCACCACGGCGTCTTTGATCCATGATCTGCTTCTGTGTTATGTTGGCAATCTGAGGTGCAGCTTCTGCAATAATTCTCTTGACACTCTCATCACCATTAGCTGAGAAGCTAAAGTTCTGTGTGATGTTTATAGCCTGAGAACCACCACCACTAGCTTCTACACCCAGCTTACCATTGCTACCCCTCTTGAGTGGCATGATAGCTTCAGGTCCAGCTTCACCCATGAGGCCAGTCTTACTGCCAGACATAGGGAAGTACGTAGGACCATCTACTACACCACCGTTAGCGTAGGCTTGTATCTGAGACCCACCTGAGAATACATTACCATCAGCACTACCAAGGATAGAGGATAGGAAGTTACCAGCTTTACCAGTACCACCAAGAGAACCTGAGATACCATTCACGATCTGCTGAACTACAAAGATGTCATACAGTTCTTTGATGATTGATCTAGCCATCTGCTTAAAGGCGTCTGTTACAGATAGTGTGCCCTCTACCATAGCGGTTAGACCTTCACCTACAGAGTTAGCTACAGTCTCATTGATCCTCACACGTTGCTCGTCTGCTGCTGTAACTACTGCAATAAGACGTGCTTGCTCCTCTAGGCTTGCTATCTGTGCTGCACCTATTTGGCTGTAGCTGTCACCCAAAGCCCTGCGGACTAGGATGTGCTCTTCTGTCTGCCCACGTAAAGCCTCCTGTAGCGTGAATTGGGCTTGTAGGGATGCAATAGCTTCAGCAGCTTGGTCAGATAGGGATGAACCAGAGGAACCTGATCCTGCTGTACTTTCTGTTCTAGTTAGTTCAGCCCTTCTATCTTGAAGTGCCTGAATTTGCTCAATCCTACGGCCTTCTGCTGCAATCTCAGCATCAAGTTGCGCTCTCTCATTTGTAGGCGCACCTCCAAGAGATGTATACTGCTCGTCACTCATTCTTTCTGCTCTATTAGCCGCACTTAAAGCTTGGCCTCTCGTGGCACCACCCTCTAAGGCAGCAACCTCAGCTTGCAGTCCTGCTATCCCCGATCCGCCTGATCTAATGTTGTCCAAGAAACTCATGGCAGCACTTGCCGCACGTTCCATCTGACTAGCTAGTCTTTCTGTGGCTTGCTCCGTGAGTTCTTGCTCACGTACAATACCCTCTTGTGCGTAATTGAACCTTTGCAGTTCTGCGTAAGATGCTTTTAGCTGCTCAGCATGCTCAAACTCAAGCTCATTTGAATCATATTGTGCATCTCGAATAGAGTTGTATTGGTCTATCGACTGTGATAGTTGTAGCTGACGGACAGCATTGGAGTCTTCCCCGTACTGCGCTATTCTCTGTTGCATGTCCAGTTGGTTACGTAGGGCCAGATCTTCTGCGTCAAACACAGCAAGTCTTTCTTCCGACTGCATACCTCTAAGAGAGGCTAGACGCTCTTCTGCTGTAGTAACAACTGCCAAGGCAGCTTCGTAACGCTCTAGGTAAGTCTCAAAGAAACCTCCATCATCAGGCCTACCAACTCTTGATCCTCTTCCTCTGGTTTCTGTGCTACGCTCTAAGTCGGCTCTAGCAGCCTCAAGATCACGTATGGCTTCTTCCACAGAGTCACCACCAAACATCTCAGCTACGGTAAGACCTGCTGCTGCTGCACGTTTAGTTACGGTAAAGTCGTGTAGAGTAGAATCTAGTGACTCCATCGCGCTATTTAGTTCATTAACAGAATCAGCAGCATCATCAGTTTCTCTACGAGTTCTTAACCAAGCACCACCTAGTGCGGTAGCTAATGGGATTAAGATACTCAGAGCAGCACCTGCAGCGACCATAGCGGTGCTTCTACCTAAGACTGTCAAGAGACCTGCAAGCTGTGTAGCCTGCTGACCAAAGGCGACCATAGCGTTAGTACCACCTTGTACCTGAACTAAGAAGTCACCTACCTGATAACCTGTCTGCTGCATGACAAGGCCAGTGGCCCTCATACGTGCACCATTAGCTACACCAGCAACCGTGTTAGCTTGTAGTTGTGTGTGTAGTGCAGCAAGTTGAACCTTATACTGATCAGCAGTAACCATGCCAAGCCTTTGAGCCTGATTAAGCCTCATCTGACCAGAGCGATACTGAACTTGTGCAGCATAGCCCTCACGGAACTCCATACGGAGCATACGTTTAGCATTGGCGGATTCTCTAGAAGCTCTAGCTGATTGCTCTAATGCAAGTTTCTCACTACGAGCCTCAGAATTAAACCTTGCGTTCATAGAGTTAGCTTCTCTACGCGCAAGGGTCAAAGCCTTAGTAGCTTTAGTATTAGCATCAGTGGCAGTTTTTGCTAGTTTATCAGCTTTGTTAGATGACCTTATAGAGTTTGCATACTTAAGAAGCTCTTTATCAGTTTTACCGTACTCTTTTGCTAAGGTCTCAATGCCTTTACGGTACTTGTTGTAGTTAACACCTTCTCTAGCGTATGTGCCAGAAAGCTTCTTAACACTTGTCTCAAGGTTCTCTGTAGATTTAATGGCGTTAAGGACACCTTTGTTCTCAACTGTAATTACAAGTCTAATATCGTCAGCCATTTAATACCCTCATATAGACTTGATCCAACTTACGCAAAAGAATTATCTCTCTTGACGAAATTGGGTTATCAGTCAGATCTTTCCAGTCTTTAATCTCAGTGTAGCTTATCGGGTTAGGCCCTGAGAAACCTTGGCTTCTACAGTAGTTTAAATCACAAAAGGCAGACCAGACACTCGAAAGAACCTCCGGCATTTCTGCTTCAGAGTATAGCTCTTTTAACGTGTGTCCAGACTGCCTTTCAACTAGTGCTAGTTGTTCTCTTGTGGTAATACCGCTAGCGTCTGACTTGTTGAGACCAAACTGATGTTCAGCCCAACTTATCAAGTCATCTGCTAGGCAGGAGTAAAAACATCACTCTCCTCTAGTGCCTCTTCGATCTGCGCCTTAATCCAAAAGACTTCACGGTAAAGCTCTCTAGCTGCATCAACTGTCAACTCAGGCTGTACCTTGTCAAATGTGATATTCCACTCTTTGGTAGTCTTGGCTAACATCCTAAGTGTGTCTACCTCAATCTCCTCAGCGGTAATAACAGTCGCTTTACGTCCACCTTTAGCTTGCATCTTCTGCAAACGGATGTTAGTCTGATCGTGCATAACACTCTTGTATTCTTTAGAGTGAGGTGCCCAAAGCGTAATTGTCATCTCGGAACCATCAGAGTTTACGAGAGGCTCAAAGGTAGATGGGTGCTTAATAGTAGCTACAATAGTATCTTTGGTTGGTACTAAATCTTTCAGGTCCATGTCGGGATTTCCTTTGGTGTGTGTGTAGATTGTTAGTCGGGATAGTAATAAAGTGGCTGAGGACTCACCCGACGAAAGCCCCCAGCCTAACCCTCCGAAGAGGGTGTCTCTTAGGAACTGTCTGGGCGGTTGATTACCAAGTTAGAACCTTCTGTAGCATCATAGAGAGCTACGAAAGGAAGCGTGATAATACGGCTACCAGTTCCACCTGTTACAGGCACATCAGCACCGTTAATCTTGATACGTGGGAATTTAAAGGTATACTGGTTGGTGCCCGTTGGATCATTCACGTTAACGATCAGTTCACTTTCGACTTCATCAATGAAGCGGTTGATTAGGGCAGCATCCTCAAAGTAAGCTGTAAAGGTACCTTCTACCATCGCCATGCCGAACTCTTGGGCTGCACTTGCGTCACTACCTACAACAAAGGTAGGTGCAATCTGGTTGTCAACTGTGAAGTCTACACTCGTCACGATAGCTGAGGTAGTTGCACTTGCTACGTTACCAATGCTTAGGACACCTGAGTAGGAGTCGAAAGGTTGTGCAGTAGAACTAGCAGTGATTGTCTTACCTGAGCCGGAGATAGTCATATCCTTACCTACGATGGTAAAGGTACAAGTAACCATCTGGTTAGGTGCGATAGAGATAGCCATTGAGCTTACTGAGCTACCTGTAAACAGGCGGAACTGAGAAACGTCATTGGCAGAGTCTTCAAAGGAGAAGAACTTAGGTGTAATGCCTACCTTAAGGAAGTCAGGTGCAGCTACCGGGCTTGCGTCAAACGTAGAGAACATGACACCCTCAATCAGGGGATCAAAGTCACCACTGCGAAGGTCTACTGTGATGTCACCAGCTACTTGACGATTGCCATGACGATCAACACGGGTCATACGGTCAGGCTGGATCTCGTTACCTTGTACACGCTCTTTAGTCAGGTTAAGGCTGTGGGTATTGTATGGTAGTGCAATAAGATTACCTGCAGGCGTAGTGCCAAAGGTGCTCTCTACAACGTAGCTTAGACCACTACGGCTATTCTGTGCAAAAGCCATTAAGACTATCTCCTATGAGTATTTTTCCCAGCCGATGTTGACTGGTATTCTGTAAAAAGCACCTTCTGAGATGCCAAGTTCACGTTCCGCATACAGAATAGTAACGCTGTTACCTGCTACCACTATATCATTCGGAGGGTTAAAAGCGTCTACAATGCTGTTAACAATAGTGTTGCCTTCAGCAGAACCTAAGCCACCGGGTACAAACACATCTAATGCGAATAGACCTGTGTAAAGAAACTGAGGGTTTAGACCCCTAACAGCAGGAACCCTTCTATCTGGGGCATACAGAGACTTTATATAGCTTGTACCTGTCGTAGGGATAAAGGTTATGTTGTCGAAGGCGATACTAGGGATACCTGCGATGTTGCTTAAGGTTGTCTCTAAGGTTGCCTGAATTTCATCGTAAATGGATGCCATTACCTAAACCTATTCCTTATTCTAGCTGCAGTCTTGTATAGAGCCTCTACTTTATTAGCATGAGGCGATCTGTTAATTAGGATTGCGCCACCTGCTTCTGATATTTGCTCAGAGTAAGTCTTGAGATCGGAGGCTAGTTGCTCGTTAGCAGTAGCTCTCTTAGATGCCTGACCAGCGGGATTACCCTTGTAGCTAACCCTATTCGTTAGGGCTGACCTTGATCTACCACCACCTGAACCAATCGGCCTGATAGACCAAGACTCTACGAAGGCACCAGTATCTACCGGGGATATAGCAACTGCATAATCAGCAACTGCACTAAGGGTATCACTTACATCACCAGCTACATCTTCTCGTAGCTTCGTCAGCTTATCCCTAAAGCTCTTGTTTATCGTCATCTTAACAGACATACTTACTCCCTAACTTGGCAGATGTAATATATCAGCGTGTCACCTGAGAATAGCTTTTGCACACGTTTGATCTTGACTGTACCCCCAACACCTGAGATAGTATCCTCAGTGTCAGGCTCAGGTAGGGTGTTGTTCGAGGTATCCACGTAAGGGATAAGAGCTTTTCTGTCACCATGCACGACACTGCTGTTATCGATCTCATCTAGTGTGTAATCAGCAAAATAGCACTTGACAGTGTAGCTTGTGTTAGTAGTTGAGCTAACGGTGCCCGTAGCGGGGTTATACGCCCCATACACAGGCTTAACTAGTGTTACCTGAGTACCGAACTTGTTAAGAAGGAATAGGGCGCGGTTACTTGTTAGAGATGACATACGTTAGCTCCTATAGATTCCTAATCAATCGTACTCAGTGTAAGGTCCGTCATCTTTAGGGGGATTATGAAAGCGATCACGGCGGAATGAAGGGGTAACTCTGTCGGTGTTCTCTCTAACAGCGGCCATAGCAGTTCTACTTATGCCGCCTGCAGCTACACCCAATACAGCACCTTGTGTCTTGGCTAGATACGACAAGTTATCCGCTAGGCTAATAAACTGCTTGGCTAACTCGGAGTAATCAACCTCTATCTGTCCATCAAGCTTAGTGTTTACTTCTCTAGAGTATTTAGCTGCAATAACTCGTGCAGACCAAGAGCCTGCGAAATACACGTTGTTACCGTTAACCGATAGGGCAGCTACAATCTCAGCGTCTTGTAGGATAGGATCGTTAGCGTTAGTATCACCAATGAGAAGTCGGGTAAAGTTAAGACGCCCTGAAGCTGTAGTAGTTACAAGGTTTGTGTCATCGTAAGTAAAAGCCATATGAGGCGTCCTAACTATGATTGTTTATTCTGATGCGATAAGGCCCTCTAGAATCTTGTAGTAGACTTCTTCGCACCACTTGTTAGAGTAGAGGAACCTACGAATTAGCGCGCGTTGCTTGTCATCTAAGGCTGACTGCCTACAGCGATGCTCGTCATAAGCTTTGGTAGATACTGTACGGGACTTTAACTCAGCGTTGAGTAGCTTCACGAGGGAATTAAGCTTAGTCCGGTTTAGCTCTTGTAAGCGGTCGCCAACTTTGTTTTGTTTCTCTAGGTCAGGGTTATGATGTACGTAGTCGATTGAGTAAAGTTTGGCAACCTTGTCTTGATCAACACCAAGCTCTAACCACTTGTACTCTTGACCCTTCATCCAGTCTCGACCGCCACCTGTGAAGGGGATCTTTACGAACAAAGGCCAATCTACTTGCCACCCAAGATAGGAAGGGTGGATTCCATTTTTAATCTGTGTCATTGTGTGACTACCTCATAAAGAGTGCTGTTATAGTTCTATTATTATTGGTAGCCTTAAGACTACATTAGTTTGGGGGGATGCCCCCAGCCCTAAGACCGGAGGCAACCATAAGTATCTTACGCGATGATGGTATTGAAGAATACACCAAGGTCAGCGCCAACGATCTGCATGTCATATGCCAGTTTAGCTTGAATTTCTTCAGCTACACCAACACGACGAAGTGCATCATCAGAGAAGGACTCAATGGAGACACCAAGGTTAGCAACACCGGGCATACTGTTCCAGCTAAAGGTCAAACCAGCAGCAGGAGTCATCAGGCCAGCATTAGGAGGCGTGTAGGTCATCATGGCGAACTTGCCACCGATAAACGCATTGCTCTCCGCAAGACCTTCAGCGCCTGTGTTGCGTACAGCTTCCATGACAAACATGTTCTCTACTTCAAAGATCTCAGCCAACTTAGCATTGGTGATCAAGGCAGTGTTTGTTACAGTCGCGCCGCCATTCAGACGTGCCAGAACATCTGGGTGATTGATCAGGATGTCACGTACTTCCTTACCAACAACCATCGTGTTAGGCTTGTAGCCACCAGACTTAAGCTGCATGGTGCGACGTGCCAAAGTTACGTCTGTGATAGGCGTAGCGTTGGTGTAGTCACTCCAATACGTAAACTCAGCAGTAGTGTTATTGTCTCCATTGGCAACACCAGTAAACTCGGTGCCCCAAATGCCAGTCTTAAAGAAGGCGTCTGCAAACTTCTCTTCGCGGTCGATCAGCATACGGTTGATCAGGGTTTGTGCACCCATAGAACGGGTATCAAGCACAGCATCTTCGTTAGCAAGGGTCTGCTCATCGAAGTCCATACCCAATCCGTATACGTCAGCGAAGTAGGAGCTATTTGATACCTGCATACCGATGCGCTGGACTTCAGTTCGCGGCGCAAGCTTCTTGACATCACCAGAGCGGTTCATATCCGCACGGTTATAGATGTAAAACTTATCTGATTGTTTCGAGACGCCAACAGTCGGGAATACTTTGTCAGCAATGAAGTTTTCTTGGGATTGTACATAGGCCAGCGTGAGGTTAGTCAGCGGCTGATCAAGATGTACGGAAGATGGGGTCAGCAAAGGCATTTATATGTTCCTTAGTCTTAATTAAGCTGCAGCGTTGCCGCCATTGATGAGATCGATAGCGATGATTTGGCCATCAACACCGCTTTCACGGGCATAGCCTGCAATGATGTCGCCAGTTGCAGCAGTGATAACTTCGCCAGCAGCATTAGATGTAACTGCATCACCAGCGGTAACAGTTGCACCAGCTTCTACGATGACACGGCCAAAGAAAGCTACTGTGGCTGCATTAGAGACCAGAGGTTTATTGAGCAGTACACCTGCGACAACAACTCCGTCACCTGCGAGATCTACTTCACCATCAGCGGCCAAAGCTACGAAATGGAATTGAGCAGCCGAAAGATCGGTGCCTGCGATGTAAGTACGGTTAAAACGACCTTCTACAGTAGCCATTATTATTCACCTTTTTCTTTATAGGATTTAGTAATCATATCTTTGCCTTCAGGGGTCTTAGCTACTTCAGCGTAAGCTTTGGCAAAATCTTTTGGAGCCATCTTGCGCTCTCGCATGTAGGCTTTAACCATTTCGTCCATTTTGTCTTTTGCACTGGTGAAAGATGTGTTTTCATCCTTCTTACCAAGCTCTTCCATAGTGGAATCAAAGGCTTTATCAGCAGCCTTAAGTGCGGCAAGGATTAGTTCATCTTCACCAAAGGCTTTGTACAGTGCTTTAGCAGCAGTGATGTCAAAGTGTGGGAGTGCTTCGCCAGCTTTAGCTACAAGAGCCAAGTCAGCCTTCTCAAGCTCGTGAACCTTAGCTAGTTCAGCGGATGCTTCGAGAGATTTAAGGATTGCGGCAGGGATGTCAGCCTTATTGATTGACTCGCCTTCAACTACCAAGTATTCTGCAGGTGCAGCTTTAGTGATAGAATCTTCCCGAATAGTGTAGCCTTCATCCAAGAAGCCTTTGCGAAGGCGCTCGTTATCAGCTTTGATCTTAGATACTTCAGCTTCGAGGGCTTCAACTTTGGAAACCAGTTCAGCAGCCTCTTTGATTTTATCTGTCATGTCTTCTCCATTAGAAGTGTCAGCTTTGAAAATGGGAGCTTTTGCCATCTGGTTGGCTCCACGGGGAACCAAACTCAATTCGTCTAGTTCGAGGTTAATAAGTTCAGTTGGCATTAGAACTCTTCCTTTTGTGCGCGGCCCCCAATGGAGAACTCCGCATAATCACCAGCCTTGACTTGTTCCCAGAGGTTGTCATCAGATACATAGTAACCTGTGATCCACCCCTCTCTGTCAGACTGGATTCCTAGTGCTGCACTGATCTCTTTAGTCATGGGGAACGAGTGAATAATCTCACCTACTTGTTCACCTTGGTGCAGGAGCTTTCCAACTCGGACACCTTTCATAAACTTATTTACGGCTCTGTGCAGTGTGTCTGTTTTAATCGTATCACCTTGGCGGTCTACCAGAAGTTCACCTTTGTAGGTGGTTACTGATGCCCAGCCGTAGATGATACGCTGTTCTTCGTCTACCTTGAGGATCTTGCCCTCAGTAGGTAGAGGAGATGAATCTGTTGAGACTTGGATGTTAGCACTTTCGATACTAGCTTTAGTCAGATCACTAACTGAGGTATCACCTTCCCACATACGGCAGGACCAATAACCAGCAGTCGTCTTATCCTTCTTTGTATCGCAAGAGTGTCTAGCCCTAAAGTTTGCACGGGCTTTTAGGTTATCCCTGCGGATCTCCATATTAGGATCACCAAAAGTAACCCTCTTTACCCTGTCGCCATCCATGACGAATACTTCAAACTTCTTGTTGCCACCATCTGTACGTCTAGGCTTGTTTAAAGTGACTTGATCGCCCTGATAATCAGCTTTAACGATTGAGGACTTTAGTATCTCAGATACAACCATACGCAGCGCCTCTAGGCGATCCACCATAGGGGCTTCTTCATCATTCGGGAGTGACCCTACCTGATAATCAGAGTCGTCGCTGTAGTAAGCTAAATAAGCCTCATGGCTTTCTGCTGGCATGAACACAGCTTGGCCATTGTAGTCAGATACGTGAGTAACCCCATCTAATCCCATGTCCATAGAACGGGAGATAGCCTCATTCTCAGTTGTAAAGATGTCATTAGCATATTTGGCTTTAAGTGTGGGGGAAGTCATGTTAGAATCACCTTTAATAGTTAGGGTTTAGCTTTTATAAAGCTGAAGGTATCAACTACTGATGTAGAAGCGTCAACCTCTCCCCTATCAGGCAGAAGAAAACTTGTGGTGCTATCAAAAGGAAACTCAACCTTGTAGGTTCTCATGTACGGGCTAGTAACTGTAGCTATACCTAAGTAATTCCCATCGCCTGATAGTGCTAGAGCATTTGCTGCTGCAGGAGGAGGGTCTACTAAAGTTGGGACTAGGGAGAAGTTTGTACCTGTTCTTTTCCAAATATCTATGTAAGGTGGTGCGGCAAAGGATAAGATTAAGAAATTACCAGCTTGACTGTAGGCACAATCACTTATAGCTACACTAGGGTTTGGTGTAGGATTCTCGATAAAGTTAAAGTCGTCACCATCTCTATCGTACAACACCATAAACGGCGATAAACCATAAGATACTGCGAGGAAGCTACTATCTTGACTAAAGGAGGCACTAGTGGGTGCTGCTGTAGGAATAACTGCTGGTGTAGGTAATGCAACGTACTGGTTTCCAGACCTCTTATAGATAGTAATAAAAGGTGTTGTGCCGTATAGCATTATTAGGTAGGTGCCATCACCGGATATTGCACAACCAAAGTCAGCAGATGGAGGAATAGAATCTGGTGTTGTCATCGCAGTAAAAGTATCGCCACTACGACTGTAGCTAGTCATAAAAGGCGTACCTGCGTGAGCTATGGTTAGGTAGTTACCATCAGAAGACCAGCAAGACCCAAAGCCTGCCCCAGTTGGGACAGTAGAGGGTGAGGGTAGCTTATCAAAAGTGTCGTTAGTGCGCTTATAAGTCGTGAAGTAGTCAGGTGCGCCGTGTGTAATAGTCACATAATTAGCTGAACCGGGCATAGAGCAACCAGTAGCGCCACCGGGAGGGATAGAGCTAACAGTAGGGAGCTTTACATAAGTTCCTTCTGTCTCTTTATAGTTACTCAGGTAAGGGCTGGCAGCATGAGACACAGAGAGATAAACTCCGTCTGAACTTAGGCAAATACCATCAGTTGCACCGGGAGGTAAGGCAGCAGGTGTTGTCATTAGCGTGTTAGGGGAATAGACGGGAAGACCTAACCTAGCAAATAGATCAGGGTAAGTTGCTTGAGATACTACACTACCATCAGCTAAGAGATACTTGG